CACGGCAACGCTTCGCGCCCTGGTCAGAACGGGTTGCCGTTCAAGACCTACCTGGACGAAAAAGGGGATGAAACTGATCTCTGGAAGTTCAGCTTTAACAGAAAGACTGCAACCCACAAGGGCACCCCACTGCCGCCGCCGGTGGTGCAGGACGCCAAAGGCAAGCCGTGGCCGGCGGACAAGCTGATCGGCAACGGCAGCACCGGCAAGATTGCCTTCACCCACTACGCCTGGGATAGCCCGGAAGGCGGCAAGGGGATCAGCCTTCAGCTCGAAGCGGTGCGAGTGATCAGCTTCCAGCCCTACGTCCCGCCCGATCATGCAGCCGCCTTCGGTGATGCCGAGGAGGGCTACGAGCTCCCTGCCCAGGAGGCTGGCGACGCCGACCCGTTCGGCTTCGGTGGCGAGCTGTCCGAGGAGGAGATCCCCTTCTGATGAGCACGCGATCAGCTGACTTTGAGCTGCCGCTGCCGCTCCAGCCCAAGGAGCGGCCCCGCTTCTCTGGCCATGCTTACAACAGCAAGAAGTATCGGGACTGGATGCAGCAATGCCGAGCAATCCTCGGCGAGTGGTGGACAATCCCGCCGCTCGATAAAGGTCAGCTGCTCGCTGTGCAGTTCACGTTCCGGGGGCCTGGGACCAGCGATCTGGACAACCTCTGCGGTGCGGTGATGGATGCCGGCAAAGGCATCCTCTGGGTCGATGACCGGGTGACGATTCTGAAAAGGCTCGAAGCCGAATGGGAGCAGGCTCCCAAGAAAAAACAATCCATTCTTCTCAAGGTGATCTGGGATGAACAATCACGGTTATCCACCACTGGATGAGCAGGAGTGCGGCAACTGCCGCTACAGCCGTGCCACCACAAGAACCGACGACGTGCTCAGCTGCCGGTGTAAATCGCCCAAGCTGACTGATCTCAAGCACTCCGACGACGACAAGACCGCATGGGGGTGGTGGCCGGCTGTCTGCCCTGACTTCTGGTGCGGCGAATGGGCCCCGCAGGAGGTGACTCGATGAACTGCCCCAACTGCGACCACGACGTGACCCGCGTGTTGGAGACCAGGCCCCGCGAGGACGGTGACCTGCGTTACCGGCGGTGCATGAAATGCGCTCATCGCTTCCCCACCATGGAGCGGGTGTGCGTCAACAACCCAGGCGCCAAGGGCTACCTCGATGCGCCTGCCCTGCGGGTGGTGCCGGAGCCCCAGCAACCCGCCAAGGCGCCAGCCAAGGCCGCCCGCGCTGCTCGGTTCATGCCGGAGGAGGTGCCCGATGGCTTCGGCATCACCGCCGACGCCGCCCCCCTGCTGCTGCAGTGGTGGCGCGAAAGCCGCCGCAGCAAGCACGGCAGCCGGGCCACCTGGACCGAGGCCGCCTGGCTGTCCAGCGCGAGCCGGGTGGGTGCGCTCCCGCCAGCCCGCCAGCTGGAGCTCTGCACCGCTGGGGTAGAGAACGGCTGGATGGCTCTCAAGGAGGACTACCTGGGCGCCCACAAGCCGCTCGGGTTGTCGCAGATCAGCCGCCGGCCCATGCCCAAGGACCCCGCCATGCTCGCCGCGCTGGAGGAGCCATGGCCGGCCTGACCCCCGAGACCTTCCTGGCGGTTGCCGAAATGGTGGCCGGCCATCTGCGGCTCAAGGAGGCCGATCGGTGGAGCCCCCATGTCTGCCGGCTGAAGTTGCACAGCTTCCGGGCCGAGTTCCCCGAGGTGAACGACCCGCAGCTGATGTGGGCAGCGGAGAAGTGGATCCAGTCCACCGACCCCCAGGCCTTCCACCGCTTCCCGGTGTGGGCTGAGCTGATGGCACCGCTCTACCGGACCGAGGGCGGGCTGGCGAATCGCAGCTGGGGCCCGAAGGAGGGCCTGCCCAAGTTCGTGCAGTTCAAGCCGGCCCAGATGGCGCTGCTGCCCCAGCAGCCTGTGTCCATCCATGCCGCGCCCGACCCGGCCAATGCCCAGGCCTATGCACTGGTGCAGGGCAGCCAGCGGCCGGCGCTGCCGCCTGCTGACGAGGCCCAGGGCCTCACCGATGAACAGTGGCGGGCCTACCTGCAGCGGGTCAAGGAGGAGGCGACATGCAGCCCCTGATCAGCAGCGCCGCACTGCAGGGGATCCTCGAAAAGGGTCTGCTGCAGGGCTTCTGGTCGATCGACCAGTTCAACAAGACCAGCAAGAAAGGCGAGCCGGTGCTGCCCACGCCTGGGTTCATCACCGAGCACCCGCAGTTCTTCGACAAGGCCCACCGCGATCTCGACGCCTACGCCCAAGGCGCGGGGGAGAGGGATTGGTTTTGACCTGGCCCGTTGACTACGAGATCGGCCAGCCGGTGCGCGTCCACTACCAAGGCGGATGGCGCAGCGGCCAGGTGGTATCCACCCGCACCCGCAGCTGCATGGTCCTGCTGGTGCGCGGCAGTAATCAACAGACCATCAACATCCACGACCCCCGCAACATCCAGCCATGCCCAGCAACCAAGACGACCGGCTCGACCTCGAACGATCAGCTGTCGTTCGGCTGAAAGCAGACGCACTGGAGAAGCTGCGCCTCGCGCAACAGAAGGAGAGCTACAGCGAACGCTGGTGGAATGGCTATGTGCAGGCGCTTGAGCACGTCCTTGCGATGGAGCACGAATGAACAGTATTCACTTAATTCTAAAACCCTTTAATCCAGCCATGAAACTATTGACGATGTGCGCCTGGGCACGGAACTTACGCCGCCGGTGCCGCAGGGCGCTGGAGATTGCGGAGCACAAATGATGGGCTGGAGCGAACCAAAGCGCTATGCATTTGAGGACCCCAAGCCGAAGATCGGCCCCGGCCTCAGCCGTCCCAAACCCAAGGAGTCGGCCAGGCTGTACCGGCTGCGGGTCAAGCTGCCTGACAATCCTCAGATGATCATCACGCTGCCCGCACCTACCCGCGGCAAGGCGATCATGTACTGCAAAAACCGCTGGCCCGGGTGTGAAGCGGAGGTGGTGGAGTGAGACAACTGGGCATCCGCAAGGTGTAAGCCCCAGGCCGCCGCGACGCGCCGCCGCGCCCCGCGTCGCCGCGCGATGCTGCGCAACCCACAGAGGCCCCCTTCGACGGGGGCCGCGCAACCACCCAAGAGGAACCACCATGTCATTCCGAAGATTCCACCTCACGCTTGAGGGCACCAGGCCGCTCGTCCTGTCCAACCCCTGCACCGTGGACCCGCTAGGCCCGCACGCTGCAGCCATTAAGTGGTTCACAGCGCTCAAGAAAAACCGCAATGAACACGCTTTGCGGCGCCTGCACTGGCTGTTCTCCGGCTACTGGGGGGCCGAGGGCACCTTCTCCTACGGGCACGATCTTGACGGAGATTCATCCTTTGAAGGATTCGCCGAGCCATTCCTGCCGGCCCAGAACTTGCAGCGCTGCATCCGCGACGGCGCCACCGCCTGGAAGCTGGGGAAGGACACGAAACGCGCAATCGTGGTTGAGAGTGACGCCCGCCTTGAGTACGACGGCCCTGCCGATGCACAGTTGATGTACGAGGACTCCCGCTTTGTGTCGATCGCGCCTACCGGCCGAGGCACCATGGCCGTTCGCGTCCGCATCCCGCGCTGGATCGCCAGCTATTCGATGCTGGTGAACGACGAAATCATTGACCCGCAAACGCTGGCCAAGATTCTCGATCGCGCCGGCATTGCCGAAGGACTTGGCACATGGCGGCCAATGCACGGCCGGTTCCAGGTCACCCAGCTTGATGAAGTGGAGGTCGCATGACGAGACCCGCTTCGATTGATGCCAGCACGCTCTACAAGAGCCAGTCCATCCCAGCCGATCTGGCGTGGGAGCACTACGTCAACCGCAAGCCAGCGTCTCTGGCTTCTTGGATTGACGAACACGGCGACGAGGCCACAGCCAAGGCCGCCCGGTTGCCCTACGTGCTGCTGCAGGTTCGTGACTGGCTGGAGCGCGACCGCCGAGAGCTGGAGCTGCCGCCACTGGTGATGAACACTGCGGGCGGGATGATCAACGTTCTCACTGATGAGAAGGCTTCGGCCTACCTGAATGATCAAGCATTCCAGGGATTGCGTCGCCACCAGCGAGCGACTGGCCGGCTGATGAGCGCTGTGGATGAGAAGAATTTGAGCGGGCCTGCTCGCCGCGAGCACCAGAACCGGATCAACGTCCACTCCTTCATTGCTGCATCGGCCCAAGGGGCGCAACGGCAGCTGAGGCTGTTGAAGCGGGCTGGGAAGGATGCCCCGAAGCTGGAGGGCTGATGGCCTGGGCATCCGCAAGGTTTAAGCCCCAGGCCGCCGCTGCGTCGCGCCACGCATCGCTACGCGTCGCCCTGCCGCGCTCCGCAACCCACAGAGGCCCCCTTCGACGGGGGCTCAACTATCTACAACCTTGGCGCCATGAAAGCACTTGTTGACACAGAAGTGTATTTGTTCCGCGCCGCTGCAGCGTGCGAGTTTGAAACCGAGTGGGCCCCGGATGACTGGAGCTACGTCTGCCGTCATGGCGATGCCCAGGCCCTGTTCCAGGATTCGATCGCCGAGATCATGGAGAACCTGCCTGGCCTCAGGCCGGTGCTGGTGTTCTCCGCTGGCGTGTCCTTCCGCTACGGGGTGTGGCCCGCCTACAAGGCGAACCGGAAGAAGCACCGCAAGCCGGCCGGCTACCGGAAGCTGAAGGAGTGGGTCGCCAATGCCGCTGTCTCCCGCGGGTGGGAGGTGGTCGAGCTGCCCGACATCGAGGGGGACGACGTGCTTGGCGTCCTCTACGAGCAAGGCGATGTGATCGCCTCGACCGACAAGGACATGCTCACCCTCCCCGGCTACCACTTGCGAAACGGGCAGGTCATTGAGGTGTCCGAATACGACGCGGACCTGGCCTTCTACAGCCAGGCCCTGGTGGGTGACACCAGCGACAACTACCCCGGCTGCCCGGGTTGCGGCCCTGTGGCGGCAGGGAAGGCGTTGGCCGGCTGCATGACTGAACGGGACATGTGGGCCGCCACGCTGCGGGCGTTTGAGAAGAAGGGCTATGACGAGCGCTATGCCATCCAGCAGGCACGCTGCGCACGCATCCTCAGGCCAGGCGAATACGACCTCAGCGCCCACACTGTCCGCCTGTGGGAGCCGCCGGTAACGTAGCGATGTCTGCATGGATGCAGTGTTTCCACTCGTCTCCGACGAACTGATTGCCAGGCTGGACGACACCTTTGGCCGAAAGCCTGATCGCTCAATGAGCCATCGGGAGATCGACCACTGGATCGGCGAGCAGTCGGTCGTGGACTGCATCAAGCGCTGGCACGCCGAACAGCAAGGGGGCCTGGGTTGATGTGCATGGGTTCATCGCCGCCCCGGGCCACGATCACCGTGCCCGACTACGAGCGCTTCGATCGCATGGCAGATCGGCAGATCGGCCTGATGCAATCGAAGATGCAAGGCAAGACGCTGATGGCACAGGACGCCCTCAACCAGGCCCTGGCCGGCCGGCAAGCGGCGCAGACCCAACTGCTCGCCGCGCAGGAGGCAGCCGCCAACGCGACTGCTGCAGATGCGCAGCGCATGGCCGCATTGATCGGCACACCCCCACCCGAGCCCACTGCCAAGGCGCCCGTGATTGGCGACAGCCGCCAGGGCATGGACCCCGCAGAGGGCAAGCGCAGCCTGCGCATCGACCGCAAACCCCGCCCCCGATCGTCGGCGTCAGCGGGCCTCAACATCGGAGGGTATTGATCATGTGCATGGGATCCCCCCAGCCTCCCAAGGTCGTCCAGCAAGGGCCGACCCGGCAGGAAATGAAGCAGCAGAAGGCTGAGCTGAAGGAGGTCAAGCAGGACATGAACGCCCAGCAGCAGGACTTCCAGGCGCAGCTCAAGGCGCAGATCGACGCCGCGGCCGAGGCCGCTGCTGCTGCAGCCGCTGAGGCGCAGCGCATCACCGAACAGCAGCAGGCCAACGCAGCTGCTGCCAGCCAGACCTACATGACCGATGTGAGCCAGCAAGCCAACAGCGGCGCAGCGCTGACCACGGCAACGGCGCCAACGGCACCCGCGCCCCGCCGCGCCAGCCTCACCATCAATGGCCAGAGCCGCGCAGGCGCAGGCCTGAACATCGGCGCATGACAGCAGAAGCCCGCTACAAAAAGCTCGAACCCGCCAGGAACCACTGGATCGACCGTGGGCGGAAGGCTGGAGCGCTGACGCTGCCCTGGCTGCTGCCATCTGATGGCGAGCCCCAACCGCAGTCGATGGAGGAGATCCAGCACCCGTGGGATGGCATCGGCCAGCGGGGCGTCCACAACATCGCCAGCCGGCTGCTGCTGGCCCTGCTGCCGCCCACCGAGAGCTTCTTCCGGTTCGTCCACGACGACATGGAGTTTGCCCGCCAGCAGGCGGAAGCCGCAGCAATGGGGATGGGCCCCGAGCAGATCGCTGAGCTCAAGACCCAGATCGACAAGACCCTGGGCCTGATGGAACGGGCGGTGCTGCGCAGCATCGAGACCAGCAACGACCGCACCGCGCTGCATGAGGCCCTGCTGCACCTGATCGTGGCCGGCAACTGCATGGCCTATGTGCCCGAGGAAGGGTGCAAGGTGTTCAACCTCTACCGCTATGTCCTGCGGCGCGACCCGATGGGCAAGCCGCTCGAAGCAATCGCCTGCGAGCGGATCCCGGCGGATGAGCTGCCCGAGGCGGCCCGCGAGATCCTCGACAAGGCCGAGCCGATGGATGCCGCCTACGAGGACCTCCCCGGCGGCGGGCGGGAGGAGCAGCCCGACGAGCGAATGGTCAGGGTCTACACCCACATCCGCTGGGAGAAGGACAAGTGCCGCTGGTATCAGGAGCTCAAAGGGCACCGCATCGAGGGCAGTGAGGGCCGCGCACCCCGCGACGTGGCGCCGTGGATCCCGCTGCGCATGTTCCGCATCGACGCCGAGGACTACAGCCCCGGCTATGTCGAGGCCGCGTGCATGGCGGACCTGCAGACCGCGAACGCCCTCACCCGGGCCCTGACCGAGGGAGCGCTGGTGTCAGCCATGGTGAAGTTCCTGGCCAAGCCCGGCGCTGCCGTCACTGCCAAGCAGTTCAACGAGGCCGCCAACGGCGCCTGTCTCACCGGCAACCCGGAGGACATCACCGCCGTGCAGGTGGGCAAGGGCAGCGACCTGGCCGTGGCTGAGCAGCGGCTGCAGCGGGTGCAGGCCCGGCTGGCCACTGCCTTCATGCTCACCGATGTGCGCGACAGCGAGCGCACCACCGCCGAGGAGGTGCGGCTGCAGGCCCAGCAGATCGAGAACAGCCTGGGCAGCGTCTACTCGATCCTCACCACCGAGTTTCAGTACCCCTACATCAGCCGCAAGCTGCACCTGCTCACCAAGGCCGGCGGCCTGCCGCCGCTGCCGGATGACTCGATCAAGCCGGTGGTGAGCGTGGGCCTGGCGGCAGTGGGCCGGGGCAACGACCTGGAGCGCCACGCCCGCTTCATGCAGATCCTGCAACAGACGATCACCCCCGAGGGCACGCTGCAATACCTGATGCCCACCGAGCTGATCAGCCGGCTGGCAGCAGCGATGGGCATCGACACGGTGGGGCTGATCAAGACCCAGCAGCAGATCGCCGAGGAGCAGGCCGCTGCCCAGCAGGCCGCCCAGCAGCAGGCGCTGCTGCAATCGCCAGTGGCGGATCCGCAGAAGCTGGCCACCGCCGCGGCCACCGTTCAGGACATGCAACAACCCACTGAAGAACCCGCCCAATGACCGCCACCCCAATCCAGCCCACCCCCGACCAGCTGGCCCTGGCCGGCCCTGGCTACGACAAGGACGCCCTGGCTGGTTTCCTGCAGGAGATCGCCGAGGAGGACCGGGCCCTTGCCGCCGGCACGCTGGAACCCCCGGCGCCAGCGGTTGCAGCGCCTGACTTCGCCACCCTGGAGGTGCAGGGCGACGAGGTGGAGGCCGAGCAGGAGCAGCAGCCGCGCCTCTTGGCCGGCAAGTACAAGACCCAGGAGGAGCTGGAGAAGGCCCACCTTGAGCTGCAGCGGAAGTTTGGTCAGCGCGCCACCGAGCAACCGAGCGAGCCCGCCGAGGTCAAGACGCTCACCCGCGAGGAGGCCGTGGCCGGCTACGGCGAGACCGTGGTGGCCGCTGCCGAGCAGGAGGGGATCGACCTGGTGCAGTGGGATGCCGCTGTGCAGCGGGGCGAGGACACCAGCGCCATGCGGCAGAAGCTGGCCGGGGCCCTGGGCCTGCCCGAGGCGCTGATCGAGCGCTACGAGTCGGCCTATCGCCCGGCCGAGGCCCAGCCCGCCACCGCCGGCCTGAGTGATGAGGACGCCGCGGCGATCCGCGTCGAGGTGGGCGGCGATGCCAAGTTCGCCGAGATCAGCCAGTGGGCCCTGGCCAACCTGAGTGAGGCCGAGCTGGCCGACTACAACGAGGCCGTCAACACCGGCAACCCGGCTGCGGCCCGAGCGGCAGTGCGCTGGCTGCAGAGCAAGGCCGCCACGGCGGACAAGGAGCCGGCCCTGGTGATGGCCAGCGGCGGCACCGCCAACCCTGCCCTGGATGTGTTCGAGACCGAGGAGGAGGCGATGGAAGCCAAGCAGGTGCTCACCAAAGGCGGCAAGCAGCGCTACCTGGTGGACGAGAAGTACCGGCGCTACATCGACGCGAAATTTGCACGGTCTCCAATCTTCGTGTAGAAGGTGTGCATGAGTACGTCTGCACTCACGCAGAGCACAGGCCGGCCTAGGCCGACACCCTGACCGCGAACCCGTCGAGATAGCAGAGGCTCACCGTACACATTGCAGTGACCGCTATCAGCCTTTCGCGGCTTGGCCAAGTTAAGGGCAACGCCGCAGACAACTACGCCCTGTTCCTGAAACTGGGCATGTCGGAGGTGTTGACCGCCTTCGATCGGAAAACCGTTTTCACCGGCCGGGTCAAAGAGCGCTCCATTCGGGGCGGCCAAAGTGCTCGGTTCAAGGTGACTGGCCGGCGCACCGCTGGGTATCACACCCCTGGCACGCCGATCACCAACGTCCCCACGGACGGCAACAACCCCAACCCCAGCAACGCACCTTCGGATCGCAACGAGGAGATCATCAATCTTGATGGTCTGCTGATTGCGCCCGACACCGTGTACGACCTGGACGACCTCATGGAGGACGTTCAGTATCGGCAGGACATGATGCACCAGCTGGGCGAGGCCCTGGCCCGCGAGAAGGACGCCCGGATTGCCCGGGTGCTCTATGCCGCGGCCAAGCGCACCACCGAGCCGCTGAACAAGGCCAGCAATGCCGGCCGCACCGGCACCGCGCGGACCCTCAGCGCCGGCTATGCCACCGCCTCGAAGCAGGCCAAGGGGGACGAGCTCGCTTCTGTGATCGGCGACATCAAGGTCGCCATGCAGAAGAAGGACGTGCCCACGGATGACCTGGTGGTTGTCGTGCCCCCCGAGGAGTACGACTTCCTCAACGAGGGCAGCAAGGTGATCAATGCCGACTTCAACCAAGGGTCGGCCAATGGCACCTATGGCGGCGGCAACATCGGCCGGGTGAAGGGGCTCCCGATCACGTGGAGCAACCACGTCACCCAGGCGGCCTACACCAACACGTCCTTTGATCGCAACGCGGCCTACCAGCAGAACCTGACCAAGTGCCGGGCTCTGATCTTCCATAAGGACGCGATCGGTGTGCTCACCCTGCGCCGCCCGCAGCTGCAGATGACCGCCCCCGGCGGTGACTACAACGTGGTCTACCAGTCGCAGCTGTTCGTGGCCCGCATGGCTATCGGCATGGGGATTCTCCGCGCCGAGTGTGCCGCCGTGATCGAGGTCCCGTAGACTTCCTTCGGAGTGAGGCGTTCGACGGCCCTGCCTTCGGGTGGGGCTTTTTCATGGCTGCCGATAGCATTGGTCTGCATGGCTGCAGAGACATGGGCCTGACGAACCAATGGGCAACGCCAGGCCGCACCACCCTGCTGGAGGCTGTGAACATCGTGCTGATGAACATCGGCGAGCAGCCGGTGTCCACGCTCGAAAACCAGCAGGTGCTGGAGGCCCGCACCGCAGAGGCCACCATCCTGGAGATGCACAAGGAGGGGCAGACCCGCGGCTGGAGCTGGAACAGCGAGCGCGAGTACCCCTTCACCCGCAGTAGCGGCGGGGAGATCGTGCTGCCCGCCAATGTGATCAGCTGGCAGCCGGACCCCTACGAGTTCCAGCACCGCTACCAGTTGCGCGGCCAGCGGGTCTACGACAAGGAGAGCCGCAGCTACCAGATCCCGGTCGCCCAGCTCAAGGCGGATGTGGTGTGGCTGCTGCCCTGGGACGAGTGCCCCGAGGCTTACAACCGCTGGTCGCTGATCCGCGCTGCCCGGGTGTTCAGCGCCCGCACCATCGGCGATGTGAGCGGGGTGCAGTACACCCTGGCGGATGAGCAGCAGGCGCTGATCGAGCTGCTGCGGGTGGAGAACACCCAGGAGGCGCCGAACATGATCACCGGCCGCAAGCGGTTCCCCACCTTCCAGCCCGCCGAGGGTCTGACCGATCGGGCCATGGGGGGTGTGTTCCTGTGAGCCTGATCAGCTACCTGATCCCAAACCTGATCCAGGGTGTCAGCCAGCAGCCGGATGCTCAGCGCCAGCCCACCCAGGCCGATGAGCAGATCAATGGGGTGAGCTCACTCAGCGAGGGGCTGCGGAAGCGTGAGGGCAGCCAGGCCCTGGCCAAGATCAGCGACAACTCGCTGGGCAACGTGATACTGCATCACATCCAGCGCGACCAGGTGGAGCAATACATGGTCGTCATCAGCCGGACAGGGGTGCAGGTGTTTGAGCAGCTCACGGGCGCCGAGCGCACCGTGGTGGCGCCGGAGGGCTATGGCTACCTGGCGTCAGGCGCGAACGCTCGCACAGACTTGCGAGCCGCGACGATTGCGGACTTCACCTTCATCAGCAACACAAAGGTCAAGCCGGCGATGACGGCCGCCCTGGCGCCAGCCACGCCGCGACCCTTTCCCCATGAGTGCCTGGTGTGGGTCAAGGCGGCGAACTACGGGCAGACCTACGAGGTCAACCTGAACGGCACGCTGGTCAGCGTGGAGACCGCCGTGCAGGCGGTGGTGGTTGATGGCAATGGCGAGGTCACTGAAAACCGGATCTCGGCCGCCGAGATTGCCAGACAGTTGCGGCAGGGTCTGTTGGGCGTCAACAACGTGGAGATCGCCCGCCGCAGCTCAGTTCTGTGGATCCGCAGCGACAGGCCTATCACGATCGAGGCGGCGGACGCCCGCTCCAACAGCGATATCACCGCGATCACCAACACGGTGCAGGCGTTCACCGACCTGCCCACCATCGCCCCCGGGGGCTACCAGGTGGAGGTGGTCGGTGACCCGAGCAACAAGTTCGATGGCTACCACGTTGCCTTTGCGCCTCGCAGTGGTGCGTTTGGCGAGGGGCAGTGGGAAGAAACCGTTGCGCCGGGGGTGCCGTACCAGATCGACCCCAGCACCATGCCCCATGTGCTGGTGCGGAGGCCCAACGGGACCTTCTTGTTTGGCCCGGCCGATGGCACGGTCACGCAAGAAGTGGAGATCCCGTCCTGGGGGCAGCGCACAGCAGGCAATCTGGACTCGTCGCCCGACCCGGGCTTCATCGGTCACCCGATTCAAGATGTGTTCGTGTTCAAGAACCGCCTGGGATTCCTGGCGGATGAGAACATCATTCTCAGCCGATCGCGGGATTTCTTTGAGTTCTTCCCAGAGACTGCGACAGCAGTTCTGGACACCGACCCCATCGACATCACGGCCACCAACCCCCGCGTGGCGCTGCTCCGCCATGCGATCCCGTATCAAGACGAGCTGATCATCTTTGCCGATCAGATTCAGTTCCGGTTTAACGCATCAGCAGCGGCGCTGACGCCATCAACGGCGCAGATCACGGTGCTCACGCAGTACGAGATCGACCCAGATGTGAGGCCGATCCCGGTTGCTGGCGCGATTGTGTTCTGCCAGGCAAACGGCGAGTGGTCGCAGTTCCGCGAGTTCAGCATCCGTGGTGCTGGAACGGCTTTGGTGGCTGATGCTGCCGATCTGACCAGCTATGTAAGCAGCTATGTTCCTAACGAAGTGCTGCGGCTGGCGGCAAACGACACGGGCTATTCGTGGTTCGCAATCTCCGAGAAGTTTGGCTTCCGCAATCACATTTATGTGTTCAAGTATTTCTCTCGCAACGTGGGCGAAGGGATGCAGCGCGAGCAAAGCAGCTGGAGCTATTGGCGGTTCTCCAGTGCGCAGCGAATCCTGCAGATCGTGTGCGTGCAGGAGACGCTGTATGTGGTGATCCAGTACCCCGATGGTGAGGTGTGGCTGGAGAAGCTGTCGGCACGGGACAGCGCCACAGAAGTTGATGGCCGCTCGCCGATGCTCCTCGACCGCATGGTCAGCACGACAGCTGCGACCCCTGGCCCCATCAGGGTGAGCAACGGCGAATACGACGCCGATGCCAAGACGACCACATGGGTCCTGCCTTACAGGGCAGAGTCCCTGACGCAGGCCTGGTCTGGCTATGCGCCTGGCCAGACCGGCGGCGTCCTGCTTGGCGAGACGCTG